TCATGGAAGGGCACACAGCAGCAGTGGGTCGGACAGCGCGTGGGTGCCTTGCTGGCGCACCAGCACCGGTGCGTCCCGGAATTGCGGCGAGAGCTGTGTGAGCTCGGCCGCCGACAAATCGAGGCCGGGCCGACTGGTGAACCACCGTGCAACGGGCACCTCGATCGGCCCCAGGGTCACGAGGTAGGACTCGCTCTGTTCGACGAGCGGCACGTCCACGCCGTTCTGCCATTGCCAGCCCCCTCTGGCGCGGCGCGTCCAGTGAAGGGACAGCGATCCGTCCGGCCCGACGGAGCAACGCGGATGTACCGGGGCAAGCGGCCGCAAGGTTATTCCGCCGAGCAGGACCGGGGATGTGGCAGGCGCCGCGTCGGCACGCCCGAGGGCCACGACCTCCCGCTCCCCTCCGCTGCCGAGAATGCCCGCATCGAGCATCACCGGCCTGGAATCGAGCAGGACGAAGGCCTCTCCGGCGGAATGGCTGGCGATGGTGCTTTCGGTCCCGCCTCGGCCGCGAAGCAGTCCCTCCAGCCGCCAGCTTCCCTGGCCGAGGGATGTAGCCCTTGCGAACTGGAGGATTTCCTCGCCCACGAGGGCCAGGTTGGCGCCGAGCGCCAGCTGCCGCACATCTGCCGAGATGAGCGCCATGGCCGGATCGACCAGCGATACTTCGAGTGTGGAGTGACGGTCGAAGAGAAGTGGGGTGCCGGTCGCAGGAGGGCTCGTCACCGTGCCCAGGACGCTGCGGGCGCGACCGCTGGGACCGAGCGGCCTGAGCTCGCCGTCGCCGCGGTCCGCATAGAGAGCGGCACCGGGCCAACTCGCGCTGGAGCTGGAAACCGCGGCAAATATGCGAGGCCTATCCGCGCTGATGTCCGGGCCGCTCAGTGGCAGTTCGAAGGCCACCAGCGCCGTCGGTCCGGGCTGCTCGTCGGGGGGCAGGCCTGCCCGTCCCGGGTCGGCAGGCAGCTGCGGCGCGATGTCCGCCTCGTTCGGCAGGACCCGTGTCAGCGACAGTTCCACGCCGCTGCCGCGCCACTCCCAGTCCGCGACGCGCCAAGTGCCTGGCAGGTGCGGCAGCGCTACGATGCTGCCGGGGGCCACCGCCGGATCGAGCGCGCTGGTGCGCCATTGTGCGCGGTCACGCGTCCAGTCGATGCGCCGGGCCGTCCTTTCGATCAGTGCCCGCGCCGTTGCCGCGTCGAGGGCGGCGGGCAGGTCGACCACCGACGGCGAGCCTGCACAAGCGCGCCCGGAGGCACGCTGCACGCCGGGCTGGAAGTCCCGCTCGAGCTCGTAATAGCGCAGCGCTGTCGGCGGCTGAGGGGGCAGTGGGGCCCGCTGGCGGGAATATCCCGAGCCGCCTCCGAAGGCATCGTCTTCGGTGCTCACGAATGCGTCGCCGAGCGTGACCGGGCCGGTCTGCAGCCGTTCGCGCGAGATGCGCAGGTGCTCGCCGCCGGCGTCGGCCTCGAGCGGGATGACCTGCCCCAAGGCCTGCAAGCTGTCGGCCAGCCGGCCATCGCAGCTGAATCCGGCCATGCCCTGCAGCGATACGTCGGCGTCCGCATCCTCGATGACCTCGCCGACGATATCCTGGAGAGTGAAGCCGTCGTCGGCGATTATCTCGAACGTGAGTGCGGGAATGCGGTTGTAGTATTCCGCCAGTTCGAGGTCTTCGAACACGACATAGGCCAGGTCGCGATGTGCGGGACAGCGTCGGGCACCTTCGGCGGCGAGCATGAGCGGGTCCGGCGCCTCGTCGCCTGCGCCCAGATGGATGCGCAGCGCGCCGCCGACCTTGAGGTCTCCGGCTTCCCCGCGCAGCAGCTTTCCATCGGCCCAAATGCGGCCGATGCCCTTGATCGGGCGGCTTGCGAAGGCAACCGCGAAGTTGGCGGTATAGCTGTAGGTGGTAACCGACGGAGAGCCTTTGCCGCCGCCAGCGGTCTCGCTGTGCTCGACCAGATCGGTGGCCCAGATGATCGAGCCGGGCACGCGCATGCGGCCGAAGTGGCGGGGCAACGCCTGTCCGTAACTCGAGGTGCTGACCGCGAGTTCGGTGAGGCGCGGCCCCTGGCGGTGGTTGGTGCCGAACAGGGCGGTATCGACCTGACGGCCCACCAGCGAGCCGATGGCTCCGCCTACCGGGCCGCCGAGGTAGGTGCCCACGGCATTGAATACGATGGTTGCCATCTCAAGTCCTCTTGGTGGTGGGGCGCAAATGGCGGACCACGGGCCAGTGCCGTGGCAGCGGCCCCTCGACGACGCGGCGCAGGCCCGCGTGGGCATGGACGAAACTGCCCGGCGCGGTCGCGATGGCCAGGTGATGCTGGCACGGCGAAGGGCGGACGATGAGCACGTCTCCGACCGTGGCGGGCCCCTCGGCATCGCGCAGACCGAGCAGGCCGATCAGGGTCTCCAGTGGCGGGAGACAGCGCGTGCGCAGGGTGTAGGCGTTGGGAAGGCGCGTCGTGATGCCGCACGCTGTCAGGGCCGCTTCCAGCACGCCGATGCAGTCCAGTCCTGTACGCGGGTCGCGTCCGTGCAGCAGGAAGGGGCAGCCGATAAGCGCCCGCGCGGCCTGCGCCAGGGCGGCACCTGTCATCCTGCGGGCGGGGGATAGCGGGTCAGCAGGTCGTTTCCCGGCAGGAACGGTTCGCCGCGAAAGTTCGCGGCGTTGGCAAAGCGTTCGCCGCAGGTGTCGAGCGTGTGGTCGCAGCCTTCGCGCAGTCTTGCCCGCGTTCCGTTCTGCATGGTCTCGTCGATCGGCCTGTCCAATACCAGTCCACCCGATCCATTGCCGGCGACGATGCCCGACACGAAACTCGCTTCGGGGCCGTCCAGCCAGAGCAGGGTGCCGCCCACGTAGAGGTCGACATCAATTGCCTCGGCAAACTGTACCGAATTGGTAGCGGGATCGACCGACGACAGCGACACTTCCCGGGAAAAGCGCATCGGATTGAGATTGCAGCCCGGTCCACAAAAGGCCGCCCGGCAGGTCGGGCTGGTGCGCGGTACCGGGTCGCGGTGCAATTCCGCCTTGCGTGAGACAAGGTCCGCCGAAAAGCCGCCATCTTCTTCCCGAATGGCGCCGATGATGCCGGCATAGAGCACCTCCCGGTCGCGGGTTTCCCAATCGACCACGCCGATGCGCACTTGAGCGCCGTCGAAACGTCCGGCGGCGAGGTCTTCGCCGGTGATCGCCTCGTGCGTGAGGGCGCCGCGCACCTCGGCGCTGTCGGGCTCCAGATCGGCGGACTTGCGGATGGCGGCAGGCACCATGCCGGGCGAGGCGCGGTGGAGCACGCCGTCGAACCACAGATCGCGGTCATGCGTGGTGAAACCCAGCGTCACCCCATCGCGGCGCAGCACACGCCAGAAAGTGGCGGCGGTTTCGAGATCGCCGGCGAACCAGACCCTGCTCATGATGCCTCCCGCACTTCGACGACGGGCACGCTGGGCGCCTCGCCGGCCGCAAAGGCGGCGCCGGAGATCTCGAGCTGGTCTTCTGCAAAGCGGACAGGCACGTCGAAGAGAAAGCCGGCCTTCACGACTGCGCCGTTTGCCGGTGGCGTATCGAAGGCGATCACGCCGCCGTCGCCCAGCGACCAATTGCCGGCCTGGACCGCTTCATCGATGGAAACCGAGACCGTCGCGAAGTCGGGCCGGGTGATCCGGCGAACCTGCGCATCTTCGCCGTCGCCATAGGCCTTGATCAGCGCGAACTCGGTTTTCAACCCGTCGCCGATGCCCAAGGTTTGGTCGAGCGCCGTCGGCACGCCGGTCATGCCGTTCGAGCTGTGATCGCTCGGGTCGCACAGGCGGAAACCGCGCGCCGGTCCGCGACGGGCGCGGTAGAAGCCGATCAGCGTGCCGAGTTCGGCTTCGGAGCGCACGCCCGGCCCGACATCGAAGCGCAGCCGCGCGTTCGACCACTGGCTGTTGCGCCGCTCGAAACCGGACGCCGTCACCGCCACGCTGGTCGAGAATTCGGGAATGACCGTTGCATCCCGCCCCAGCGCGAGCGGGTAGGATACGTCGTCGAAAGCCTGCATGTCGGCGGCTCCTGTCGTGTCTGGGGAGGGCAAGCGCACGTATCCGTCGCGCGCGATCTGCGGCAGCGCCCAGACGACGATCTCGTGCGGGCTGCGGGCAAGCGCTTCGTCGATCCCGGCATCGATCCGCAACCACTGGTCGCTTTCAGCGGGATCGAGCACGAAGCCGGCGAGATAGTCCTGCTGCGCCGGTGGATAGCCGAGCCGCTGGTTCACTTCGGCATAGGCCTTTCGGCGCAGGCCGTCGGCGCCGGCAGTGAGCCAGTCGTAGTCCTCCACCTGCAGCCGGTCGAAGGCGGGCGAGGCCCAGCCCAGGGGCAGGTTCGCACGCTTCAGTTCAGGCATCTCGGCGGCGAGCAGCGTGGGCGTGAATACCAGTGCCAGCGCCTCGGCGGGTGCGGGATCGGCAGCCGCGCGCACGGCGCTCACCAGATCGGCGGTCGATTGCGCGAGCAGCGCGCCGGCGGCATCGAGCAGATCGGTCTGCGCTGCGTTCAGGCCGGCGCGCATGTCCGGAATGGCCGGCGGCGCCCCGCCGAACGCCGCGGTCGCGGCCGCGTCGTAAAGGCAGATGCGTCCATCGGGGAACGTCCACCACCACGGCTCGCCCACTTGAAAGCGTACCGGCGTTGCGGTTTCGGTCATTAGGTCAGTGAAGGCCGCGGCGACCGATTGCAGCCAGGCCATCGCCTGCGCATTCGCCGGGGACAGCAGCGTCGAGGGTGGCGACCATCCGGTCAGTGCCGGATTGCCCTGATGGTCGCGCTGCTTCCAGTCCTCGGGGCAGTGCTGGTCGAGCAGTTCGTAAGAGAGCGAGGCGATGGGGCTGAAACCCATCGCGGTGGCTTCCGCGAAGACCGCTTCATGCCAGACGCGGGTGGGGGTGTTGAGCGGATCGGCGGTCTGCCCGGCAATATAGGTGCCGGACTGCGCCACCAGCCGGAAGTAGTGGCTCATGCCGACGTAGAGCACCAGCGAACCGCGATAGCCGAGCTGGCGGGCATTGCGCAGCAGCCGCGCCGGGGTCTGCACGCCCTGATCGTCGAACCCGGTTGCTAGCGCGAGGCCATGCGGCGGCACCACCACGTCGCCGATTTCGAGCATCGCGCGGGCACCGTCAGTGGCGATTTCGCTCATCTCGATCCAGCCTTCGGCTTCGACGGGCAGCGGATCGGTGCTGCCGTCGTAGCCGGGCGGGGCGAAGGAGATGAACATGCGGTCGATGTCCTCCGGCCAGACTGGCTCGCCCGGTAGCGAGAAACCGGCCTGCAGGTCGGAGAAGCGCAAGGTGATCAGGGCATCTTCACCGGTACCCTCGGCGTAGTTCCAGAGCCGCACGTACCAGGTTCGCGCAGCGCCGTTCTCGTCGCGGCCTTCGATGGTCAGCGTCGGGCCATATACCGCATCGAGCGGCAGAACCCCGCTGGAGCGCCAGCGGAAGGCGAACGACGTATGCGCGTAATTGCGGTCGGTCTTGTAGGCGAGCAGCGGGTGGTCCAGCGCATCTTCGCTGGTCCAGATCAGCCCGCCCAGATCGCCCTTGCGCAGGAAAGAGGCGTCGACGCGCAGGGCATCGGGTCCGGTCGAGACGACCGTCGCCACCATAGGGCGCGGGAAATTGACGGTCCAGAAGCGCGGATCGAAGCGGGTGATCCAGCCGCTCGCCTGCCCCTGCCGCTTATCGGCAAGCCAGAATGCCATGATGCCTCTCCGCTCAGGATTGGGTCAGTGCGCGCCGCACCGCGCTCGCCACCTGGCGCGAGGAGCGCTGGAGCGACTGCGGTGTAGTGCTGCCTCGCGGGGTGTTGACGGCGATGGCGACGCGAACGTCGCGGCTGGTCGGGTGCGATGAGCCCTCGATGCGCCCGGCAGAAGTCGGCACGAAGACCTCGGGACCGCGCTCGCCGACGACGTAGCCGCGCCCCGGTGCGACATTGCCGCCCGTCGCGCGGCCGGGAAGGCCGAGCGCGGCGGTGAACAGCCCCGCGAAGTCTATCAGTCCGCCGCTCCCGCCGGAGCCTTGGCCCAAGTTCCCGAGCAAGGTTTGCGCGGCCTGTCCGGCGATCTCGTCGAGGGTGGACAGGGCCATGCGCTTGAGATCGTCGAAGCCCAGGCTGCCGCTGCGGATCGCGCCGGCGAGGCCCTTTTCCAAGGCCTGCCCGGCTCTGGTGAAGCCGGAAACGAGATCGGCGTCCACGGCGGCACGCATGGCCGCGATATCGCGGGCAAAGCCTTCGGTACCGGCGCGGACTTCCACCAGCAGGCTGTCGATTTCATCGTCCATGATCGTGTTCCATCAGCCGTTGCAGGGTTGGCCGGTCGAGACCGGGCGCGGCATCGCCGGGCGCAAGCAGCCCCAGCGCCGCCGCCAGTTCAGCGGGTGTGGCCGCCCAGAATTCGGGTGGACGCCAATGCAGCGTGCGGGCGGCAAGCGCGCAAAGGGCGAGAGCGGCTGGGGCAAATTGGAGGCCCGTCATCCCGCGCCCTTGAGGATCTGCGAGAGCAGCACGCGCAAGGGTGCAGCACAGGCGGCAAGGCCCTGCGTCATGACGGCTTCGCCAACTGTTTCGCGGGAGATTTCGGTGCGTCGTTCCAGGCAGTGCCAGAACAGCGTGGTCATTTCGCTCAGGCGCAGCTCCCCCGCGCCAGCCCGTTCGACCAGCGCGAAGAGCGGACCGAGTTCCTCTTCCGCCGCGACGAGCGCGCCGAAAGTGGGGCGCAGGACATGCGGGACGCCGCCGATGATCAGCGTGGACTCGCCGCGCAGGGCATTGGCACTCATGCCGAGACGACCTCGCCCGAGCTTTCGAGCTGGAGCGTGTAGTTGCGCTCGCCGTTGAAATCGCCGGCATAGTCGAGCCGCTGGACGAGGAAGCGGCCTTGCAGCTTCTCGCCGTCCTCGAAGCTGAGCTGGTAGTCGTCGAGCGTGCCGGCCATGGCATTGGCGCGGACCTGCGCTTCGGCCGCGCTGCCGAGGAATATCCCGGCCGCGCTCACTGAAACCGCACGGACACCGGCGCCGGAGAGCAGTTCGCGCCAGCCGCCGCTATCCTTGCTGGTGACGACGACGGTTTCGCCTGTCACCGACATCTGCGTGGTGCGCAGTCCGGCGACGGTCTGATAGCTGGCGGGCGCGCCGCCGTCGGAAATCTTGAGGAGGAAGGCGCTGCCTTTCTGGGCGGTCATGGGGTTCTCCTTGAATGGCTGGGCGAGGGATCATTCCGCCAGCAGGCGGAAGCGATATTCGAGCAGCACGGCGCGGCGGTTCTGGCCGCGCTGTTCGGCGCGGGCGCGCAGGAACCGGATGGTGGCGACGGCAAAGCCGGTCTGCGCCCGGGGCAGGTTTTCGATTCGCGCCTCGATGGCGGTCACCAGATCGGCGGCGGCACCGGGCGCGTCTCCCCGGCAATGCAGTTCCAGCGCAACGCGCACTTCGCGCCCGCTTGCTGTCTTGCAGCTCCAGTCGGTGCTGGCGCTGGCAGCGAGGGCGAGCCAGGGCGGACTGGTACGCGACGGGGCCTCCTCGACCACGGCGTTGAGCTGGCCGGATAGCGCGGGATCGGCGGCAAGCCAGGCGATGAGGGCAGCGCGCAAGGCGATTTCCATAGCCTATCCTTTCGCGAACAGAGGCCAGAGCAGGTGGGCGCGGCGCCATCGCCGGGCATCGTGGCGCCGGGCCAGCGCACGGGCCCCGATGTGGGCGATGGCGAGCGCACGGGCTTTTCCGGCAAGGCGGGAGGCGAGCGATGCGAAGTCCGCTTCGGCGTCGATCATGCCGCCGCTCATGCGAGATGCATCCGCCGCCAGGGCCGCCACAGCGCCGCGACCGAAGCGGGCGGCAGCGGGGCGGCGCCTTCGGTCTCGCGCTCGCGGTGCTGATGTGCAGCGAGGCGGATCAACCCGTGGCGCAGGCTCTCGGGCAGGGCGGCCCAGTCTGCAGCCAGTCCCGCAGTGAAGCGGACGGCGACACGCGCGCCGGTTTCGGGCAGGCGAATGCGTCCCGCCCCTTCGGCATCGAGGTCGATTTCGTACGATCCGGCATCAAGTGCAGAGCGCGAACTGTCGGCAGCGATGACTTCCACGCCCGAAATCGCCTGAACCGGGCGCGTGGCCAGCGTGTGCCACCCGGCGCGTGCGCCCAGCACTTCCTCGCACTCGGCTTCGAGCGGCATCTGGCCGGTGAAGCCCTCGCAGACCTCGAGCGCGGTTGTCAGCAGCGAAAGCAGCGGCGTGTCGTCGCCCGTCGTGGTAATGCCGAGCCATTGCTTGAGCTCGGCCAGCGCCGCGCCGGGCAGGACGGCGGGCGTAAGGATGACGCGGTTCATGAACGTCTCCGTTCGCAGAGGAGGGGTGCCCGCGCCGCCGGGGAGGGAAAGCGGCGCGGACGCGATCGCGGCGGACGGTCAGGCCGCGATCTTGAGCAGCTTGATCGCGTCGGAGTCGAGCACTTGCCCGCCGATCCGCTTAGTGGCGTAGAAGTGGACGAAGGGCTTGTTGGTGAAGGGATCGCGCAGGATCGCGGTCGCGCTGCGTTCGGCGATCAAGTAGCCGGCGCGGAAGTTGCCGAAGGCGATGGGGCATTCGTTCGCGGCGATGTCGGGCATGTCCTCGGCCTCGACCACCGGATAGCCGAGCAGGCGGTCGGGCTGGCCATCGACCAGTCCGGGCTGCCACAGGAATGCACCGTCCGAGGTCTTGAGCTTGCGCACTTCGGCCAGCGTTGCCGAGTTCATCACCCAGCTTGCGCCCTGCCGGTGCCCGGCCTTGAGCGCGTGGACGAGGTCGATCAGCACCAGCTCGACCACGCTGCCCAGCGTATTGGCATCGCCCGAGACGAGGTGCTGCAACATGCCGAACGGCCGCGCCGCGTCGCCGGAAGCACTGGTGGCGCCGGTGAGGAAGCCCTTGGGCTGGTTGGTGCCGCTGCCGCCGACGAAAGCCGCGCCTTCCGCACGGGCGAATTCCATCGCGATCTCGTCTGCCAGCCACGACTGGATATCGAAGGCGGCATCGTCGAGCATCGCCTGGCTGGCAGCAGGATTGGCGTAGAGTTCGCCGGAGGGCGGGGCGATTTCGGAGAATGTCGGCGTATCGGTTTCGGGCCGCGCGGTGGTTTCGCTCACCCAGCCCGAGGCGGTGCCGCCGGTGGTGACGAGCTTGCGATAGCCCGCCGAGCCTGTCTGCACGACCTGGGCGATGGCGCGGATCGGGCTGATGTTCTTGAGCCTTGCGGCGATCATCGCATCGATTTCCTGCGGCACGGCATAGCCGCCCTCGGCGCCACTCGTGCCGCTCAGCGACTTGATCTCGCTCTCGCGGCCAAGGCGCAGGTAGCCGTCGACGAAGCCTTTCACTTCCATGCTCGGCGCGCTGGCACCGTCGAGCGCGGGCCGGGCTGCGGCGCGGCTGACCTTGTCGAGGCGGACTTTCACGTCATCGACGTCGCCGCGCAGGGTTTCGACGGCCTGTTCGGTGGCGTCTTGGCGGGCGACGAGATCGAACGAGGCGTCGAGGGATTCGGTTGGCGTTTCCATGGGGCAGATACCTTTCGTGTGGGGAAGAAATCCTCCCCCGGCGGGGGGAGGGGAGGGGCACAGGCGGTTTACGGAACGGCGAGAGGGCAGGTCTGGCGGCGTGTGCCCCTCCACCACTCGTCGAGTGGTCCCCCTCCCCGTGCCGGGGAGGATACAAGATGCACCCGCGCGCCGTGCTGCATCGGGTGGGTGACGAGGCTTACTTCGAAGAGGTCGAGCTCGATCAGCTCGCGGCCCTCGCGGGTGCGCAGGCTTTCGCGGACGCGATAGCCGAAGGAGAGGCCGGTCACGACGCCGCGCTTCACGGCCATGCCGGCGGCCCCTTCGGGATTGTCGATTCCGGCGATAACCCGCAGGCCGCGTTCGTCTTCGGCCACGGTTTCGACCCAGCCGAGGCGCTGGTCGGCGCGGTGCTGCCAGAACAGCGGGAGGGGATCGCGGCGCGCGGCCAGCGTGCGGGCGAAAGCGCCGGGCCGGATCGTGTCGCGCCCGGCGTCGCGCTTGCCGAACAGGGCGGCGTAACCGGCGAAGCGGAGCCGCTCATCCTGAGCTTGCCGAAGGGTCACCGCAGCAGCTCCGTCGCGCCGAGCCGGACGGCGAGGCCCAGCAGCAGCAAGGCGAGAAGCCCCCGCACCACCCAGCCGATCACCGCCGTCTGCGCACTCGACTTGGCATCGCGCCAGGCCTGCAGAAGCTGCCGCAGTTCGGAGAGGTCCTGCGTGGCGCTTTCATCGTCGAGCCCGACGCGTTCGAGCATCCGCGACGCGCCCCGCTCGCTCGCTTCCTCGACGATCGCGCGCAGCGTGACGAGATCGCTGCCTTCGTCCGCCGCCTGCGCGAGCAGTTCGGCCAGCATGTCATTTCTGTTCATGAAATGTTCCTTTCATTTCACCCAGGCCGAGCAAGGCGCGCTTTTCCTGCGGGTCGAAGAAGTCCGCGGCGCTGATTTGCGCCCAGAGCCGTTCGCGGTCCTCGGCGAGTGCGGGGACCCGGTCGAGATCGACGGCGAGGTCGGCCTCGGGGAACCAGGGCGAGAGGCCCTCGCACAGCCCGGCGAAGATCTTCGCGGCGAGCGGCAGCAGGGTGAGCCGCCACAAGGCGCGGTTGGCCTCGCGGTAGTTGGCGTAAGTCGAATCGCCGGGCAGGCCGAGCAGCATCGGCGGCACCCCGAAAGCGAGCGCGATGTCGCGCGCCGCCGCCGCCTTCAGCGTGGCGAAGTCCATGTCCGCCGGGCTCAGCGCCATGGTCTGCCATTTGAGGCCGCCTTCCAGCACCATCGGCCGCCCGGCATTGCCCGCACCGGCAAAGGCGCTGGCAAGCTCGGCCTTGAGCCGTTCGAACTGCTCGCCGGTCAGCGCGCTGCCATCCTCGGTTTCGTAGACCAGCGCACCGGAGGGGCGTGCGGCGTTTTCGAGAAGCTGGCGGTTCCATTCGGCGGCGGCGTTGTGGATTGCCACGGCCTGATCGGCGGCGCTCAGGCATCCGGCGCCGTAGTGATCGTCCGCCGGGTGGAAGTGGCGCAGATGGATCAGGTTGGGTGAAGCGTCCTCGTCCAGCAGCGGGATCGACAGCCGCTTTCCGGCGACATCGTAGGCATAGGCGCTGGGCCAGCCGTTTGCGCCTGCGGCGATGGAAACGCGCTCGGGCCGCAGCGCGAAGAGTTCGACGGGCCGCCCGCGGGCATCCTTGAGCACCTGCACATAGGCATTGCCGTGCAAGAGCAAGTGTGCGGCGAGCGTTTCCAGTAGCGATTGCCCGGCGCTGGTTTCGCCGACGAGCGCGAGGAGTTTCGCATCCGCCGGTTTCAGCGGCGCGCCGCCGATCCCTTCGGCCACCAGCCGCACCGCGCGCTGCGCCACCGGATTCTCCAGATAGGCGCGCCGGATGGCGGCGTTGTATTCGAAGGGGGCACGCCCGCCGCCGCTGTCGGCGAAGAACCATGGCGAAGCCGGCCCGCGTGCTAGCGGCACACGCGCACTCTCGCCCTTGAAGGCGGCGACGAGCGTATCGATGAAGGACATGGATTTCCTTTCTGCAAGGCCTTCCGGCGAAGCCCGGAAGTCGCATAGTTCCCCTCCCGCTTGCGGGAGGGGCTAGGGGAGGGCCTGTTTTTCGCGTTCAGTGTCGTGAGGAGGGAAAGGGACATGCCCTCCCCCGATCCCTCCCGTTCACTGGAGGGGGAGAATGAAGAAGCCACCGCTTCCCGTAGCTGCTCAGGTCACCCGAACCCGCGGTTCAGTCGCTTTCCCGAGCATCAGCTCGGTCAGCGCCCAGACCAGCGCATCGGCGCGGTCTGGCGAGCGGCCCGGCCCCTGATAGGCGCCGCCCGCTATCAGTCCGCACAGTTCGTCTTCCAGTTCCGGGAACGTCCCGGCGTGGCGCACGCGGCCGGCTTCGTAGAGCGCGGCCACCGGTTCGGCGCGGGCGACTTTGCCCCGGCTGGCGTGGACCAGCTTGAGCGGCAACGAAATGTCCGCCGCGCGCAGGACGCTGGCGACCATCGCACCGCCCTGATTGGCCTCCGCAACCACCTTGTCGACCCGCCAGGCCCTGGCAGTCCGGGCGACGGCACGGGCCCAGCGTTCGGGGCTGGCCATTTGCACCGAGGCATCGGCGAGAACATGTGCCGTGCCGTCCTCCGCGCGGCCCGCAACGATGATCCCGCAGGCATCGCCGCCGCTGGAGGCGGGCGGATCGACGCCCACCACCACGCGGACAAGCTCGGGCGCTTCGGTTTCGCGGCGCTGTTCGATCAGCGCGCGGGTCCACAGGGCGCCTTCGATATCGTCGAGCAGTTCGCCGTCCAGCTCCTGTCGGCCCAGCAGTGATTTGCCGAACTGGCGGCGAATATCGCGAACGAAGCGGTCGGGCAGGTTGGCACGATTGTCTTCGGTGCAACCGCGGGTGATCGCCAGCGCATCGTCCGCCTCCTCCATCAGCCGGCGCACCAGCGGCACCGCGCGGGGCGTTGTCGTTGCGACCAGACGCGGGAGCTCGCCGAGGCGCAGGCCGAACAGCAGGTTGTCCCAGGCGCGGGTCGCCCGCTGCGAGGCATTGTCCCATTTCGCGATCTCGTCGCACCAGGCGTGGCTGTGTTGCGGACCGCGCAGCGTCTCGGGATCGCCCGCCGAATAGAGCAGCGCCTGTGCGCCGTTGGGCCAAGAAATCCGCCGCAGGCTCGGTTCGAACTCCGGACGGTGGCGTAGCGGACACACGCCCAGCAGCCCGCTTTCGCCCTCGACCATCACCGCGCGGACTTCGGGCAGCGAGGCGCCGACAAAGGCAATGCGCGCCTGCGGATCGGCGTCGGCAACGGCGCGGGCCCATTCGGCGCCTGCGCGAGTCTTGCCGAAACCGCGCCCGGCCATGATCAGCCAGGTGCGCCAGTCGCCTGGCGGCGGGAGCTGTTCGCTGCGGGCCCAGAGCTTCCAGTGGGTCTGCACTTCCTCGCGTTCGGTTTCGGACAGCGTTCGCAGTTTTTCCCGTCGTTCCTCCAGAGTCAGCGTGTTCAGGATGCGAAGCTGCTCACTGATCGGCATCGGCGTTCCCGGCAGGCGCCTCGTCCGGGGCGGGCAGGGCATTGAGCGAACGTTCGCGCATCTTCTCGATCTTGGCGTTGATGGCATCGAGGATCGCTTCGGAATTGCGGTTCTGGTGGATCGCCCGCTGGCGCGCGGCGCTTTCGCGGTGGGCAGCGAGTAGGCGCAGCGCGGTGGCATTGTCGAACACGCGGGTGCCGCGTCTGGCGCCGCTGGCGGGCTTGATCTCGCCTTCGCGCAGGCGCTGCAGCAGGCTCATTTCGAGGTGATCGTAGCCCTCGCACAGCGCGACCTGCCATTCGCGGTAGAACTCCGGATCGCTGCGGCGCAGGTCGTAGACGGTGGAGGTTCCGATACCGGCCTTGCGGGCGGAAGCCGCGACATTGGAGGTGGCTGCCAGTCCGGCAAGGAACGCCTTGCGCCAGTTGCGCGGCCTCGAGCGCGCGGGCTGCTTGGCCAT